CCCTTGAGCGCATCGAGGTCTGCCTTCGTGGTCTTGAGGCTGCCAAGCAGTTCAGAGTTCTTGGACTTCAGACCCGCCACAGCCGCGTCGATCGCGTCCTTGCCCTTGGCAGAGAGCGCGTCCTTGAGCGTCTTGGCCTTCTCGTCGTCCAACTCCAGGCCAAGCGCGGCCAGGTCGAGATCTTCAAACATTGGATGTATCCCCTTGGGATGGATTTGCGCAGGCCTCGCCCGCAATAAAAAAGGCCCCGCACTGCGAGGCCCAGAAATGAGAAACCCGCGGCGAGCGGGTCTATTTGATCGGTTTCAGCTCAACCACCATCGGCACGATGAGCCCGCGCTGGTAGCACAGCGCGCAGATGTTTTTGTGTACAACGGTGCCGCGACCCCAGGTCGTGACGCCCGCGCGGATCGTGGCCACGGCGCGACCGCCGCAGCGGTTGCACTGCAGGATTCCGGGCGGGCCATCCATGCGGCGAATCCTCTTGCGTACCCTTTCTTTCTCGTTTGGCGCAGCCGGCGGAACGATGTGAAGCATTCGATCACTCTATCCCGGCGCGCTCAAATGCTGCAGCACTTCTTGCGGCCAGTTGGGCAAGCGTAAGGAGTTTCCCTTTGTCGTTATAGAAGCCCTGCAGATCCAGGCCGCCCTCGCGAAAGAGCAGCCCGCGCGTGGGCCCCAAAATATCGTTTTGCACAGCGGCCGGCTGTGCTCGCAGCCACTGTCCATAAGTCATGTTTGCATCGACGTAGCCATCGGCCGATGAGCGGGTGCCGGAAAGCCTCTTCTGTCCCTTCAACAATCGAATACTGGTTGATCGGCAGTTCCAGTGAAGCCGGCCAGGACCAGCTAAATACGGCACGCTATGGCCAATCGGCTTGTGCTCAGGATACGTATAGCGAAGCCCCGACCGGACCTGGCACATTGCAGACGTTCTGCCGTCAAGAGTCGAGATCCAGACCTCATCACCCAGAATGTCGTCGTTTGCCGCAAACCAATCGTTTCTGGTCGACTGTGCGGTGTGGCTCAACGCGGCTCGCACGACTCGCTCCACGCTTCGGCGGTCGCCTTCCAGCAGACCATCGGCGTACTTTGCGGCCTTAGTTCCGCGGATCTGGCGCACCAGATCGCCCACAGTCTGTCCCGAGACGAAGCCGATGCGGATCACGTCGCGAAGACGAGACAGCCGGTTTTCCTCCAGGCTCTTTGCCCACTCCGAGAGCAGCCGCCCCTGAAAAGGCCTCGCAAGCGCCGCCGCCCGCGCGGTTCTGGCCGATACGGCAGCGAAACTTATCTCTGGCACGGCGTGCGTGTACAACCTGCCGATAAAAGCCGCCTCCACAGGCGCAAGGTCCTGCATTGCCGTCTTGATGCCACCCTCGACACGCTCATAAGCGGTTGCGTTCAACTCGCGCACGGACTGCAGCACCTCTTCGATTTGCTTTAGCGTGGCCGATGCCGGCAAATTATCCAGCTTTGCAGCAATGCGTTCCATTAGCGCCGCATCCGTGCGATTCAGAAGCGTGATGATGCGCCGAACCTCCGCATTTGAGTACCGTTGCAGGTCGATATTGTGGCGCGTCATGGCATCCATGACCGAGCGCGGAATCGACGCCATTACAGATCGCCCAGGGCCGGGCCGTCATTGCCCACGGCCTCGCGTTCGTCCTCGTAGCTGCGGTCGGGCAGCTTCCCGGTGGTCAAGTACTGCCAGTAGCTCTGCCACGAGACTCCGCCCGCGACCACAGCTGTCTGCAATTGCGCCAGAATGAGCGCGTCCACCTGGCCGCTTGTGAAGTCTGGCTTCACGGAAAACCGCACCGCCTTCGAGTCTGCGCCAACCCACTCGGCGCAGTACTTGAGCGCCTGCTCGACGCCTTCGGCTGCAGTCATGACAATCGAGTGCAGCGTCGCGTGCTGATCGTTCTGACGGGCGCGCCTGGCCTCGCCCGATTCCGTGCCTGTGACATCCATCACCTTGGCGCCTGCCTCGAGCGCTGCGTTTTTCTGGTCGGCCATCGCCTGGCGCAAGGCTTCGATGCCGGCGCCCGCGAATTCCAGATAGCCGCATTGGCCGGTCGGCCCCAGATCCCACGCCGCGGACGGGCCGGTAACGGTGAGCGAGTGCGATTCGTCGATGCCAGACACCCAGGGCTGCGGGTGGCTCGTCTGGTGCAGCGCGCCGAAGTAATCGGCGGACAGTTGGTAATTCTTGAGCGCCGCGCGAGCCATGGTCAACATGGGAATTTCGTCCACGCCTGGCGTATTGTCCGTCGAGCCCGAGAATACGAGCGGGATGAAACCCACGCCCGAGAGCACATTGCCGCGCGAATCGACGCGGCCCAGGATGCGCTCGGGCTCCACGGTGTCGCCGTTTTCGTCCAGCACGACGCTGGCACAGAAGCCATCAGCCAGTCGAAAGACGCGATAGACGGTCTGCGCATCATGCGCGTACTCGTCTGCTCCAGGGCCGGGCCGCGACTCGACCAGCACGGCCAGCACCAAATCATCACGCCCGCCAACCGAGGCGGTTTTCCAATTTATCGCCGACTGCGGACGGTAGAGGTCGATGTAGGGGCGTCCCGAATCATCGACGTTCGCAAGCAACGGTGATCTGCCGTAGGCAATCGTCTGGCGACAGACGCGCAGGAAAAGTTGACGCAGCCCGTAGCCGTCATTGGTGACAGAATCCTCCAACCCGGCAAGCGCGGGCGGCAACTCCACTTCAGGCGTCAGGCGCGCAACCAGGCCCATCATCGTGCGCAGACTATCGCCCACCCAGCCTTCGTACTGGGCGCGTGTGACGTAGGCCTGATACAGATAACTGTTTTCGGCATTCTGGCGTTCCGCCTCGATCATGCCCGAGGTTTTCGGCAGATTCGCGCTGTCGGCCTTCACCGAGCCTTCGCCATCGAGCGCTTGGTCGATCATGCGCCACAGCGGCAGATGTGCGCTGTACTCGGGATGGATGGTGGTAACGGGCATTATGCCAATCCTCGAATTTTCCTGACTGTCGCCACCTGACGATTTGCGGCGCGGTTGTATGCACGACTCAACGCATCGACCTGGTCGTCGTTTTTCCCCATTGGGAAAGAGCGCAGTTCGTGAATCAGCGCCTCATTCCATCCGGCACGCAGCATCTTGACGTTGCCTGCGTTCACCTGGGCGGCGACAGGGCTTGCGCGCGTGGCTTTATCCCCCGTCTCGGGCGTGAACTCGAAACTTCTGCCCTGCAGGCGCTTACTCAGGTATGCGGCCTGCGCCTTGCCAGCCTGCCCGGGGTCTTGCGGCAGACTTTGAAATGTTGCGCCATCTGTGACAGCGGTGTTGACAATCAGGCGCTCAACTTCATCGGGCCCCCCGCGTTCACGCACTACGTCCGCGATGTAGGTGATGCCATCTTTGACGGCGAGTTTCACACCAGCAGTCCAGTCGCCAATGTCCTTGCTTGCCGCAAGATCCCAGCCGCGCGCAAAGCTCAAGCCCGCCGGCAATGCGTCGACGATCTCTATCTGCCCGGGCTTGAACATGCCCCCTTGACGCGGCGCTGGCCGTTGTTGCAATTGGCCGGCCGCCGCATATTCGCCAAGCGACAATTCCAGCGCCCTGACCTGCTCTTCGTCGAACCGTTCGGGGAACATCAGCTCGCCCGGTTCGGTGCGCGGATCCGGAGCACCCACTACGTTACGCGACTCCCCGGGCTCAAAGCGCATCGGAATTTTCAGATGCGCATAACCAAGATCCAGCGCGACAGCCGACACGTCGTTTTCGGCCAGCCGTTGCGTGACGATTACGATTGCAGAATCTGCGTTATTCACGCGGCTGGGCAGTGCCTCGCGAAACGTCTCAATGTCCGCGGCAAGCTGCGCGGCGCTCTTGGCTCCGTCCACACTATGCGGGTCGTCCAGAATTACCCGGTCAGCGCGACTGCCCGTCATACTGGTGAATGCTACGGCCTCGCGAAAGCCGGTGGCGTCGTTCTCAAACTTCGTTTTGGCGTTCTGGTCGCCAGTCAAAACAATCGGCCAATGCGACTGGTACCAACTTGATTGGATCAACCGTCTGCATTTGGTGCTATCTCGCACAGCCAGATCTTGCTTGTGAGCCGTGCCCATGTAGCGCAGACCAGGGCGTCCAACCGGGCCCCACTCCCAAGCCGGCCACAAGACAGACACCAGAAGAGACTTCATGCTGCCCGGAGACACGTTTATAAGCAGCCGTTTTATTCTTCCATCTGTTACGGCCTCCAGATGATCGCAAATCGACTGTACTGCCCAACCCCACTTTAGCGGCGTGGATGGCTCAAGCACCGACCAAGCGCGCTTGACGAACCCTCCAAGACTTGCGCTGCAATACGCGGCCTCGATCTCGCGTCGATCATCAACCGGATTCGGAAGCCGCATCGTCTGCCGCCTCCATGAGTTCCTGCAGAGTTTCTTTGCTCAGTCTTGTGTAATCAAACGGACGACTCGTCTTAATGGGCGGCAGGTCGTCCGTTCCACCAACCGCTTGTGGCACCCGACCAAAGCCGCGATCCAGCAGTTCCTTGATGGCCGACACGCGCGATGCCTCTGGCGCCGACTCGTTATTCATGATTTCAGCCAGGCGGTCGATGGCCTCCGGCCCGTAAGTCTGCGCCAACGCCTTGATGTCCGCTGTGATTCGGTTTGGCGTACCCTTTTTTCGACCTCCGGTTTTTGGGTGTCCTTTTGGTCTACCAGCCATTTCTATTTATCTCTACTTTTGAAATTACTTCCTCACGCACTTCACCGCCT